AGGACTTTAATAACCTGTTTATGTGCATCTTTGTTGATGATGCCGACAGTATATTCAAATTCAGTGACCTTGAACGCTGTATGGTCGATGCCGCCCGTTGGCAAGATCATAAACCGAATGCAGCACAACCATTTGGTAACCGTGAGGTATGGCTAGGTTACGACCCTTCACGCACCCGCGATAACGCCGCTTTAGTGGTTGTTGCCCCACCAGAAAAATCGGGTGAAAAGTTCCGTATACTCGAAAAACACTACTGGCGAGGGATGAACTTTTCACACCACGTAAGTGAGATTCAGAAAATATACGCAAAGTATCGCGTTACCTACATTGGCGTTGATACCACAGGCATTGGGGCGGGTGTGTTTGATTCAATAAGCACACTTTACCCGCGTGAAGCCACCGCCATACATTACAGCGTAGGCAGTAAAACCCGCTTAGTACTTAAAATGATCGACCTGATTGAGGGTGGCCGAATCGAGTGGGATGCAACCCATAAAGACATAGCAATGAGCTGCCTATCGATACGCCGTACCAATACCGATTCAGGTGGCGCAATTACGTTTAAAGCCAGTCGTGATAACACCATAGGCCATGCAGATGTATTTTTTGCTATCAGCCACGCTGTTATTAACGAACCCCTTAACCATGCACATAAGAGAAAATCACGATGGACCATGCAGAAATAGATCTAAACGCTGAGCAACAAGCAGACCAGCCACCCAAAAAGAATGCACCCGTTGTGTTTAGCTTACCCGAACAAGTTATGCCAGATATGTGGCTGACCGATTATGACTCGCTGTTTTATAACGATATGGACGGATATTGGGAGCCGCCCGTAGACCGTCATTTATTAGCAAATCTTACTCGTCGCAATGCCCAACACGGCGGCATTGTCGTGAGCCGTGCCAATATGGCGGCTGGCCGTTATATATCAGGCGGTATGAGCGCCCAAAATATACAGGCTGCATTTTTGAATCTAGTGCAATTTGGTGATGTGGCCTTACTTAAAATTCGTAATGGCTTTAAACAACCGGTGCGATTGTTCCCGCTGCCAAGTTATCGAACCCGCGTAGGTGGTGATGGTGGCGCCGTGGTACTTGAGCGTAATAGCCAAGTGAGAAAATACAAAGCCCGTGACATTATTTGGGTAAAGCAATATGACCCCGTACAACAAGTATATGGTTTAGCCGATTACTTAGGTGGTTTACAAGCTACGCTATTAAATGAAGATGCTACCCTATTCCGCCGTAAATACTACATCAACGGCGCACACATGGGGTTTATCATGTATGCCACTGATCCTAACTTAGACCCTGACGTTGAAGAAGATATCAAAGAGAAAATTCAAGACAGTAAGGGCGTGGGTAATTTCCGCTCGTTGTTCGTGAATATTCCCAACGGTAAAGAAAAAGGCTTACAAATAATCCCAGTCGGCAACTTTGAAAGTAAAGACGAGTTTATGAACGTGAAAAACGTATCGGCACAGGATATTCTCAATGCACATCGTTTCCCACCAGGCTTAGCGGGTATTATTCCGTCTAATACGGCTGGCCTTGGCGACCCGACCAAATACGATGCCATGTATTTTAAAAACGAAACAAAACCATTAATCAAAAATATGGTCGATGCGGTTGAGCAAGATCCTGAAATAGGTAGCAAGCTAAAACTTAAATTTGATTTAGAGCCAGCAGCTTAGCTAAATAACGTGACACTAGGGCAATTTTCATAAATTACCCTTTTTGTATCTCACCTTGATCAGATTTTTCAAAATACTTATCGTCAAATATGCTTACATGTTCTTTATCTGCTGGTGACTTAGAATCGCTAAACCATCCATCTGTAATGTATTCATCATAACTTGGCGACCAGTGAATTTTTCCACTTTTGCAGCTTTCAACCCATTTTTCCCAACTTTTTTTGTTTTTAGGATTATTATAGGCATCTTCATATTTTAAACCATAAATTTGTTCAAAACGCTTTTTGTACTCCATCTCTTTAAGCTCTTCTCGCTCCGATTCGAGCTCCCTTAGCCTTTTATTTTTATTTGAGTTTTCGATGACAAATATTGCAATACAACAACCAATAAAAGCCAAGCCTATTAATCTGATAATTATACTAAAATCCATTTCTATTAAACCTAAATAATTTTGTTGGGTGCATTGTACCCATAACCGCTTAATTTGTTGAATTAAATTTAACTGTATATAATCACAGTACATCTGACTTATATATGGGTAATGCTATGCGGGTAACGTGTCCGAACTGTGGAAGTAAAGCGACTATTTCATCAAGAGAAAATCAATCAACCCATGTAGCTGATCTTTATATTTCATGTACTGAAGTTAAAAACTGTGGAGCAACGTTTGTTAGTACACTGGCATTTAAACATTACCTAAACCCTCCACGTCAAACAACAGCACAACTTGCCTCATCATTAATTAAAAACTTACCGCGTGAACAACAATTAGAGTTAATGGGTTTGTGAATATTTCCTATTTTAAAAAATAAACACAATCATATAGATGTCAGTAATGAATCAATGAGTGATGATAAATAAATCAAACAGATTTTATTTTTAAAATAGCTAATTATATTGGATCTTTTGTTGCTTTCTAGATGTTTTACTGATAGGTAAACTTGATAGGTTAATAACTACTAACACAATGCGTTTGTCCAAAAGTTATCCACAAAATGGGGCGATTCTATCCCTTGCAAAACGATTAAGACCGCTCTATCTTGGAATCAACGCTTATTATAGTACTAGATGTAGTGTTTATTATTTATATGAGCGGAGGGACTAACACCATACGCCAATATGGTGTTAGTGAAAACACTTACTTGTTAGTTTCAGAAAGTGCTTAAATATCGAAAACTGAGCGTAACTCATTCTGAAAAACTCATCAAGTAATCCAAACATTATTTTGGAGGAACAGAAGTTGAAACTCAGCTTTTCCTTAGAAATTTCGGAACATTGCGTAGTTAAATATTGTCAGTTAATTATCGCAGTTGTTACTTTACTAACAATGTAATTTTATAGGGCTAATTTAATTAGCCCTATAATACCTCATAAAATAGCATTTTCTATAAGTGAAGCAGGACGCTTAAACATCAACGCTTTATTTTGCAATTGGTCGATAGTCACTCTGCGGCCATCAATAGCAACAACTTTCACCCGTCGATTTGGTAATTCCGTTTCAATCGTTTCATAACGAGAACTCATACGAATGTTATACAGCCAGCCACTTCCTCGTTTTGCTGATTCCCCAAACTCTCTACCTATCTCAAGTGCGGTGTAGAACTTCCCTGTTTCGAGCATTTTCTCTGCTGCTGTATGGGTATTCATAAAGTCACCTGCTCTTTTGGTTCTGGTCTGTTACATACATCAAATACATCGGCGTTAGGTTCTTGCTCATAGCCGGTGCAAATTTCGGTAGCGAATACACTGCTTTTAGTTTTTTCGCACGTCCCGTATTGGGTTTTTGGCCTTGGTTTATTGAATGGTTTTTCGAAAGGGCTATATTCATCCTTAGCAAACCCCTTTGGACAAAACTTCTGACAGCTGATGCATGCCTTAGGCATTTCTACTTTTGAAATTTCAATAGTCATAAATCACCTTTGTTTTGACGCTGTGATATTTGAAACTTAAGGTCTTTGATTTTTTGCAACTTTTCTTCGTAGAAAGTTTCCATGCATAAAATTTGCTGCTCAGCATAAATAATTGCTTCATGCTCATTTAAGAACGAACATTCTGTGTAAAACGGTTTTTGAGATTCATACTGCCAACCAACGCGTAACTTTTTTTTATAAACAATGTGTTCATAAACTTTAATGCCATTCTTAACCCGGTAACCTTGCAAGGTTTCATTAATAAAGTCGCTTTTGTAAACCTTGCCTTTACGGGCTGTGTAAACGTGTTTAGCATTACATATACAATTCATATTTCCTCCTAAGTTTGCTAGTTAACAGTTACAGATAAACTTATCTGTACCATCGAATTACTTAATCCATTAATACACTTAGACCTAACTGTACCCACGAATTAGTTAATTGCTGGGTACAGTTACCCCATCAACTCTATTGACCTCCAATCATTTTCACTAATTGCTGACACTTGACCATCACTAACTAATAAGGCCAAATCCCAGTCACCTATTTTAGTAAGTCCTTTATCGTGCTTTGTTGAAGTCAATGAATCACGGCCATCATGCTCAGCATATGTGTATGCAAGCTCTATTAACTCTTTTGCTTGTTGTCTATGTTCATCGGTTATGTGCCAGCTACCCGATTTTTGGGCGAGTGTTTTCGCTCGATATTCAATAGCGAGTCGTTTTTCATGTTTTTGTTGC